CGATGAGGTCTTCAGGCAGGTGGAGGCTTCGCAGGACGTTGCAGTCCTTTTTCCTTCGGTAGTACGTCGCGTCTTTACTCATGAGGACTATTTAACGTCCCGCCCTAAATAACTCCGTGCCCACCTTGAAGCCATCACGGCCCATCACGGAGCGATATGACCGACGAGACACTTCCAGTCGCCGTTAGCGACGATGCCATTGACGCCTCAACAGAAGCCTATCTAAGGGCTGACAACATTCTTGAGTCGATCAACGCGAACTTGCCGGACGGCAAGAAGCTACTTCCTATCCCAAAAGAGTACGTCTTCAAGAAGCGAGACCGAGAGATTGTCTCCGCTGCGTTTCACGGGGCCTTTGAACTGGCTGGCGGTCTGCCCCGCTTTGTCGCTTGGGCGCACCAGAACCCAACACAGTTCTACTCGCTCTACGCGAAGTTGCTCCCGTCTGAGACCCAGTCCGGCGTCAACACCAACATCACCATCGTCTCTGCAATTCCAGAGATTCCATCAGATCGCACCACCATTGACGAGTGCGGCAAAGCCGCGGTGGCTGAGTTCACTGAAGTCGATGATTTCGACGATCCCGAATGACGGCCTTCGTCCACCACTACAAGCCCCGCTCCTACTTCAAGTCCTTTCACTCTAGGACGCAGCGCTTTGCCTGCATCGTAGTTCATCGCCGTGGCGGTAAGACCTACGCAGTCATCAACGACATGGTAGTGCGCGGCCTGCGCACGAAGAAGAAGAACTGGCGCGGTGGGTACATCGCGCCCTTCCTCGGTCAGGCAAAGGACGCCGCCTGGCAGCCGCTGCTAGACGCCGTTGAGGGTATTCCGGGGATCAAGATTTCAAAGAGCGACCTTACGGTCACCTTCCCGAATGGCGCTCGTATCCGCCTTTACGGTGCCGACAACCAAGAGGCAATCCGTGGTGGCTACCTCGACTACGCCGCCATCGACGAGTACGGCGACATTCACCCTTCAGTGCTGGGCACCATCGTTATGCCGATGCTGTCTGGCCGGCGCGGCGTGCTGGTCATCATCGGCACCCCAAAGGGTCAGAACCAGTTCTTTGCCCGCTTTGAGAAGGCACAAGCCCGTCCAGACACTTGGTATCACGCCTACCTCCCAATCACCAAGACCGGGGAGGAAGCGCTCTCCTATGAGGACCAGCGCGAGGTACGGGAAGAGCTTGAGGACCCTGAGTGGAACCAAGAGTTCCTCTGCTCATGGACCGCCGAGTTCCGTGGCTCCTACTACGCCACACAGCTTGAAGCGCTACGCAACAACGTCGTCCCTGGCCGCATTGGCAAGTTCCCATACATTCCGGGCCATAAGGTCTTTGTGGCGATGGACGTTGGCCGCCGTGACGCCACTGCAATGTGGTACTGGCAGTACATCGCTGGCCGCGTCAACGTTTTTAAGTATTTCGAGAGGACGGGCCTAGACGCCGATGAGGCGTGTGATGTCCTCGACGCTGAGTGTGTCCCGTTTGACACGGTGTTCCTGCCACACGACGCCACCCACGAAACGTTCCAGTCCAGAAAGTCAGCTCTCGACACATTCATCAGTCGTGGGCTCCCTGCTCGCAAGGTGCCGAACCCAGACAAGGGCAACCGCATCTATCACGGCATCGACGCCAGCCGAAAGGTGCTTCGCACATACCCAATCGACTTCGACGAAGTTGGTTGCAAGGGTGGGCTTGAGGCGCTTGCCAACTACTCACGAAAGTACGACCAGAAGAAGCAGGTCTACTCCGACACTCCGAACCACGACAAGTGGTCGCACGGTGCTGACGGCTTTCGCTACGCCGCCTGCGCCATCAGTCCTACCGAGATAGCCCGCTCTAAGGAGCGCGCCGAAGCGGTCACTCGCACGGTGCCTGGTCTGCGCGGACCTCTAAATAACTCGAAGCCGCTTCTGCTCAAGCGCCAGACGCTTGATGAGCAGTTGGCAGAGCACGAACGCAAACAGCGCCAGCTCGACAAGAACAAGTACAGGGTCAACTACTAATGGCAACTACACAAGATCAGCTCGCAGCTGACAACAAGATTGACGACAGCTTGACCCAGATGGTTCAGCTGAACGAGCAGCAGACGCCTGAAGAACAATCTCGTTGGGTCAAGGAGCTTGAATCCGCGCGTAAGGGTCGAAAGGATTTCGACAACTCTGGTCGCAAGACCATTGAGCGCTACGCCGCCGAGAAGAGCGACAAGAACACTCACGACTACAACCTATTCTTCGCGAACACCGACATCAAGCTGTCAGCGCTCTATTCGCGCACTCCGCAGCCTGACATTCGTCGCCGCAACATGGATGCGAAGGACGACGCTGGTCGTGTTGCCTCCACCCTGCTCCAGCGCACCGTCTCCATGGAGCTGGACATTGACGACTTTGATGCCCAGTTCAAGCAAATGCTTTTCGACTGGAAGGTTCCTGGCATCGGTATCGGCTGGGTCCGTCTTGAAGAGACCTACGACACCGTAAGCAACCAGACCCAGCAGGTGGACCCGGTAACGGGTGCCGTAACCGTCCAAGAGACGAGCGAAGAGCAGCTTGTCGAACAGTCCTCCCCGATCGACTACGTAGCGTGGGTCGATTTCCTCTGGGCACCGTGCAAGGTCTGGACCGACTGCCGTTGGATTGCCCGCCGCTGCCCAATGTCCAAGGACGCCATTGAGGCGCGCTTTGGCGATACCTGCGATGAGGAAGTTCTCAAGAACCTCTCATACGAGGCTTGCAAGACGGAACAGGACAAGAAGGCCGTCAGCAACGAACTTCAGAACACTACCGACGTATTTGAGATTTGGGATAAGGAGACCCGCTCGATCTATTGGATCAGCGAGAGCGCTCCTTACCCGCTCGACGTAAGGGAAGACGACAAGGAGTTTCCTGGCTTCTACCCGACGCCGCTGCCACCACTAGGCCGCTTCACCACTTCCTCGACCATTCCACGCTCTGACTACCTCCTAGCGCAGGGTCTCTACCAGTCGCTGGACCAGCTCCAAGAGAAGGCATGGGGCCTCATTGAGTGCATCAAGGCCATCGGCGGCTATGACAGCTCCATTCCAGAACTCAAGAACATTCTGACGGCTGATCCGAACACGATGATCGCCATCAAGGACCTCGCCATCATCAACACCGAGAAGGGTGGCGTCGCCAACGCAATGGCGTTCGTTCCGATTGACCAGTATTCCACCGTACTTGCCCAGACGCTTTCGCAGATGGGTGTTGTCAAGCAGCAGATCTTCGAGATCGAAGGTATCGCCGACTTCATGCGCGGTGAGACACAGGCGTATGACTCCGCTGCCGCCATCAAGCAGAAGGGACAGTTCGCCCCTAACCGTCTTGGCATGGAGCAGAAGACCGTCGCCAAGTACGTCGAGCGCCTTATTCAGCTCAAGACGCACATCATTTCGAAGTTCTACAAGCCTGAGATTCTCGTTGACCACGCTGGCGCCATCCCTGAAGCGGACAAGCAGTACCTCGCACAGGCTGTGCAGCTGTTGCAGTCCAACTTCAAGGCGAACTTCAGCCTGTCCGTTTCGGTTGACTCCATTCAGGACACCTACTGGCGCGTAGAGCAGGAAGAGCGTGCCAACACCGTTCGCACCGTCAGCGGAATGCTCCAGCAGGCTGGTCCAGCTATGCAGCAGCAGCCACAGATTGCGCCGCTCGTCATTGAGCTTATCCGCTACGCCGTTGCCGGCACCAAGGGTGCTGAAGCTATCGAGGGCATCCTCGATTCGACTCTCGATCAGGTGCAGCAGGCCCTCAAGGCCAGCGCTGGTCAGCCGAAGTCGCCAAGCAAGGAAGAGATCAAGGCACAGATTGCCGAGCAGAAGAACCAGACCGACATGGCCATCTCTACACAGAAGAACCAGACGGACATGGCTATCGCTCAGTCTGAGGCGTCGAGCCGCGCCATCAACGACCAGCAAGAGCTTGAGGTGGCAAAGATGAACACCCAAGTGAGCGCCGTAGAGGCGTCAGCCAAGCTGCTCACCGCAATGCACAAGCAGACGCTTGATCTGTCGAGGGGAAGCTAATGCCTTTCTACCTCGCCGAGTGCCCTAAGTGCAACGCACAGCATGAGTACATGTGCAAGATCGCCGACCGCGCCAAGACACCGCGCTGTTGCAAGACAAAGACCGTGCGCGTCATTGAAGCCCCGCAGGTCGCCGCCTACTCAACCCTGACTGGCTGGAAGGACGTTCAAGTCAACGGCAAGCACTTCGCCTCAGGCGATTTGGCAAAGAAGTACATCAAGGACAAAGACCTCTGCACTCAGGACGAAGGCAAGGCCCGCTCCGAGCAGGCCATCCGCAACCGCAAGCAGACGTACAAGAAGGATTTGAGGGCCGACCTTACGAAGGCCGTCAATAAACACTGGCAACACTAACAACAAGAAGAAGGAATACCCGCCATGTCAGACGAAACAATCGCCACTGGCAACGGAGAGACCCAGACCACTATCGTCGAAGAGACGACTGCTACCTCTACCGCTGCCCCTGAAACCACCACCACAGCCATTGAAACGGCTGCCAAGGACAACAGCCTCAAGGCCGTTCTTGGCCGCAACTTCGACAAGCTGACAGCGAAAGCTGGGGATACAACGCAGGCTCCAGCTGCCACCAGCACTGCTGCCCCTGCCGGTGAAATGGACCCAATCACTGG